GGGATGGATGGGAGGATTTCATTACCGGTGGCAACGATGGCCTCGGTGGCTCTTCGGGTGCCTTTCCTTACATTGCGGCGGGTGCTGGTTTCACGGCCGGCACGTTGCCTGATTACATGGGCATTCCTCCCGGTGTGAACGGTCTTGAGGTTTCGGCTTTGCCGTTTCGTGCCTATGCAAAAATTTTCAATGAGTATTATCGTGATCAGGATTTAACGACGGCGCTCACTGAAAATACGTCATCTGGTGCGGATGCCACTACGCCACTGGCTGTTCAGAAGGTCGCATGGGAGAAGGATTACTTCACGGCGGCGCGCCCTTGGACTACTCGTGGTAATGAGGTTGTTTTACCGCTTGGTGATCGTGCGCCGGTTCGTGGTATTGCTGTTTCAAGTGCAACTACATTTCCGAATGGACCTGCTGCATTAAAAGATACTGTTGCTGATCCTGCGACTGCACCTGCGAATTGGACGAATGCGGGTGCTGATATTCGTCTTGCGGGTGTTGGTTCTGGTGATGATTTGCTTGATGTTTATGCTGATCTTTCATCGGCTACGGCTTCTGCGGTAAATGATATTCGCCGTGCTTTTGCTTTACAGCGTTATCAGGAAGCGCGTGCTCAGTATGGTGCCCGTTATACGGAGTATCTTCGCTATCTCGGTGTGAAATCGTCTGATGCTCGTTTGCAGCGCCCTGAATATCTGGGCGGTGGCAAAAGTACGATTTCGTTTTCGGAGATTTTGCAGACTGGCCCGGATTCTGGTGATACGGGTGTTGGTTCGCTTAAGGGTCATGGTATCTCTGCTCTTCGCTCTCGTCGTTTCCTTCGCTTCTTCGAAGAACATGGCATTGTGATTACTCTTGCCTCGGTTCGCCCTAAGACGATGTACAATGACGGTGTTCATCGGTCATGGTTGCGTCGTACCAAAGAAGATTTCTGGCAGCGCGAACTTGAGATGATTGGTCAGCAGGAAGTTTACAATCAGGAAGTGTACGCGGATGCGGCAACACCGAATGGTGTCTTCGGTTATCAGGATCGCTATGCGGAGTATCGTCATATTCCTAGTGGTGTTTCTGGTGATTTTCGATCGACGCTCAACGATTGGCATCTGGCTCGCATCTTTGGTTCAGAACCAACGCTCAACAGTGCCTTTATCACGTGCGAGCCTTCAAAGCGCATTCATGCGGTACAGACCGAAGATGTGCTGTGGTGTCTCTTCAATCATTCTGTTCAGGCGCGCCGTATGGTCGGTAAAAAGACCATTGGCCGCATTCTCTAAGGAGGTTTTATGTCTCAGCAAAATGAACGTGTATCTTGGAAGGAGTATCCTGATCCCACGCCGGTGGCCTTGCCGGCCGGCGTCGGTCGTCCTGAGTCTCTACAGGACACTATTCGGAGAATGGTTCGTAATGAGTTGTCCCAGCATGCTGCATTGCAGGGTCATGAAACATTTGAGGAGGCAAATGATTTTGCAGATGATTCAGAGGATGAACTCATCTCTCAATATGAACTTTCACAAATGCAGGATGAATATCCAGCCGGGGTGATCGATGAAAAGTCTGATACTGACACAAAGCCAGGTCGGCGCGATCGGCGTCGCACTGATTCTCGTTCTGAACTCGAAGGAGAGGAACAAGATTCTGCTGACTCCACCGGTAAGGGAAGAGATGGTCGCCCTCCTGAAGACCATCACGATGCTTCTTGACGAGGACGCTCAGGATATACACTGAGCTTGAAAGGGGGTAGAAATACCCCCTTTTTTTATGTGCACAGTAGGCTATACTTGATGCCTACTGTGCTAGGTGACACCTTTTTTTCTACTATGATAATTCGAGGAGGTAGTGCCATGAATGAATATACTTGGGTTGATGAGCTTCTTGCTTTTCTTCATGCCCTATTGGATTGGCTCCTGTCGTCTGTCGGTGCCCTCTGATGGCTCGTAGGCGGTCAAGTCGTCCCATTTCGGAAGAATCGCCCCGGGGCGGGCCTTTTCTCAGCACTAGCCGCCCTGCGCGGCTGCCCCCGGGTTTTCCTACTCTTGACCGCTACGGGTCGCTGCAAAGCCCCTACCGGGGCGTAGCTGCCCGTACTAGGCTGGATCGGGATTTGCCGAGGAGGTCCCCGGACTCGCGCAAGATCCAGCGGTTTCCTGCGAAGCAGGTGTCTCGCTCTAAGTTTTTTCCTCTTCGTTCTCTAGTTCTCATAGGTCAAAAGTCTCAGTCGTTTTGCCACAAGCGGAGGGCTCGTCGTGAAACTCTCTTTGCGCTCAAGGTTGCTGGTCGTCGTGCTGGTAGTCCTGGACGTGGCGGCCATTATGTTCGCCGTCACGAATCTCAATTCTCTTGCAGGAGGTAACGTCATGTCTGGTGAATGGATGTCTGGTATGTTTCAGATGATTGGAGATTCTATTGAATCGAATAAGAATCTCCATTTCCAACGTGCTTCGCAGCTTCAGGATCGTGCACATTTTAAGCGTGACCGGGATGTCGCGTTTGCTCGTGAGGATTCTGCTATTCAGCGTCGCATTGCTGATGCCCGTGCAGCGGGTGTTCACCCGCTTTATGCTCTTGGTGCTTCTGGTCTTTCTTCTCCTACTTTCCAAATGTCTCCGCAAACAGCACTTCGATCCACGGAGGATTTGGGTTCAAGTATGGGCAAGATGTTTGATAAGCAGTCTGCAGAGACGCATGCGGCGGCGCTACGTGAATCGAAGGCTCGCGCTGGCTTAATGGAGGCTCAGGCAAATGATATTACACAGTCTCAATTAAAAAATTCTCAGGCAGCGCGTGGTGCACAGGCAGCGAATGTTCAGCAGGATTTGATTAAGCTGACGCCTGACCAGATGGCTTCAGCTCAATCTCGTGATCCATCTGTTTCTGCTGGTCGTGATCATCCGGCTTATCGTGAATACACTGTGACGAAGTGGGGACTCAAGATGGATTTGCCATATTCCGAGGAAGGTCCATCGGAAAGTCTTGAGAATGTTCCATTCTGGATGTGGCCTGCTCTGGTTCAGCACAACCGCGCCAAGTATGGTGACGATTGGGGCACAAGGTTCATGCAGGAATTTGTTTTTGGGAAGGCACCGCAATATGTTCCGGAGTCTTCTCGTCGCAAGCCGCGTAGCAGCGGCTATTCTAGTGGTTGGTAGTTAAATTGGGTTGTTCAACGTGTAGTTTCATCAAGGAGGCATTTATGCGTTTTCGCAGAGGTCGTCGCTCGTTCCGTGGTGCACGTGGTTTTCGTGGTCGTCGTAGTTCTGTTCGTCGTCGCGGCCGCGGCGGTCGCGGTCGCGGTGGTGTGCGGATTGGGTTCCGCATGTGATGTGTTCCAAGCCATTTAGACCCGGCGGCAATTTAGAGTTTGGATGCGGTCAGTGTATGCCGTGTCGTCTCAACCGTCTTCGTCTGTGGCAGGGTCGGTTGCTGCTTGAGTCTACGCAGCATCCTTCTTCGTTGTTCGTCACCTTGACCTATTCGGATGAGTTTTTGCCGCACAAGGGTTGGTTGAAACCGGTTGACCTGCAACGTTACTTAAAGCGTGTTCGCAGGTCGCATGATTCTCCTGTACGTTTTTTTGCGGTGGGTGAATATGGAGACAAAACGTGGCGCCCGCATTTCCATTTGGCGCTGTTTGGAGATTTTCGTAGTGAGCAGCGTGATGATCGGCTATATCATGCTGCTGTTGTTGATTCTTGGAAGTTTGGCCATGTACATCTTGGACTTTTAACTCCACAGAGCGCGGCTTATATGACTCGCTACACTGTCAAGCGCATGTGTCGTGATGGTGATCCGCGTTTAGATGGTCGCACTCCTGAGTTTGTTCGGATGTCTCTTCGTCCCGGTATTGGTAAGCTTGCGTTGCAGGAAATGGGAACTCATTTTCTTGATCGTAAAGGCTGTGCTTTTCTTGCGGCATCTGGTGATGTGCCTACGCAGTTTATTCATCAGGGTAAGCGTTATTCTCTTGGTCGTTATTTGCAGACCAAGTTACGTGAGGAGATTGGAAGGGAACCGGGAACGCCGGTTCGTGTGCAGTTGGAACGAAGTGCAAAGCGGTTAGGTGAAGACAAGGTCGTTCGTGAGTCTGTTCGGCGGCAGCATGGCAACATTGCTGCTAAACGTGTTCAATCTGTTAAATCAAAGGATACTTTATGAAGCGTTCAAAGCATTCTCTCTCGAATTATCGGCTCGCTACTTTTGACATGGGTGAGTTGGTGCCGGTTGGTCACTATGAAGTGCTGCCGGGGGATTCTGTTCGGCAGGTCACTTCTGCGTTGCTCAGGGTGTCACCTCTTGTCTCTCCCGTGATGCACCCTATCACGGTTCGTATTCATCACTGGTTTGTGCCCTACCGGCTTGTCTGGGATGGATGGGAGGATTTCATTACCGGTGGCAACGATGGCCTCGGTGGCTCTTCGGGTGCCTTTCCTTACATTGCGGCGGGTGCTGGTTTCACGGCCGGCACGTTGCCTGATTACATGGG